CATCCTGATATGGGGCCTGTTGATATATATGGTCACTCGATGGTAAGAATGAAACCCCTGACATCTCATCAAAATGTTCATAAACAAAGTTACCTACTTCGAACCACTCTTCAGCTTTAACCGAAATAGTCACAGATGGTTTATGGTCTGTGAAATGACGCATATACGTTAGCCACATCTCTAGCTGTTCTACTGCGGTCATGTCATTGCGAGTAATTGCACCTACAGGGGCTTTCACAGGAAATGAAAATACTGTGGTGCTATCGCCATTATAAACGCAGGGCTCATTCGGGATACCTTGATCCTTCATAAACTGTGTTAGGGGATCATTATTATCGCCACGAACTGTACGTACATAATACTCTGAGTGACGAGCGTGGATGCCTGATGCACTATCAACTAACTGAGAAACCGTTCCGCTCGGCTTAACGCAAGATCGAGCAGCCGAAACAGGTATTCCTAATTTATCAGCATACTCTTTATTTGTAAGTTTAATTTCTTCATTAAGAACTTCTAATAAAGTAGGAAGGCCCTTTTCTTTACCATTGGTTAAATTGTTATCCATTATGCCTGTGAGAGACACACCGAGCAATCGCTCTTCGGTTGTATTTCGTTCCCACACTTTTCGCAGGTACGGGAACTTTGTGAATGTGGACTGTATTGTTCCCAAAATAGTTGCCAAACGGACTTTCCGTAAAAGATCTTTTTTAGTATCTGTCGCACGAATAACTACCTCTGATAAATTGCAAAATTGATATGGCCTTAATTGGATCTCCGAACATGGATTCGTGCCAAATTCAAAGTTGGAATCTCTTCCTATTTTTTTGGCTTGTTTAACCATAGCTTCACGGTTCACTATACCGCGTTCACCAGATCCAGACTCTGCTAGAGCAGTCCATTCACGCAAGAAACTCATAGCATCTGGCTTCTCAGTGTAGGCTACCGAGTTATTGGATAGATAACGGTGATCTGGGAACTGTCCTGTCTTAGCATGTCGCATCCTATCATCAGACAGATTTGATAAGGAGATCATTGCAGAGCGGCGTACCCCACCAACTACTACAATCTGACCTATCTTGCACATAATATCGTGACATTCGATAGAAGATAGCTTACGTCCTCGAGCGTCTTTAAATGTGTTAATTACAAACTGGAATAAATCTACCAAAGGCCCCGGGCCAGAAGCTCGACCACCAAATGTTTTAAGCTTTGCTCCTGCAGGTCGTACTCTAGACACATCCCATGATGGAATTTCTCCGGCGTACAATAGAGCAATCAACATCCGAAGTGCTTTAGCCCATCCCTCTTTTGAGTCTTTGACTAAGAGGGTTGTCTCACTATCAAATAGCTTTTCTGGAACTTCCGGCAGCTTTTGTACATACTGGCGTTCTACAGAAAACCCTACACCTGTACCACAAAGCAAAATAAACATGGCCTCATCAAAAGACTTTACATCATCCACAGGCAAATACGAGCAGTTATATCCGCAGGTATTGTCTCTCATAAGAGCAGCCCCTGCAGTCATCATAGCTCTCATAGAAGGCATTATTTCTAGATTTAAGATAGCAAAGCGTATTTCATCTTCTATTTTTGCATTTACTTTGCCTACGACAACATTTTCCATAAACCGCTCTACAGTCTCTGCCCATGTTTCTCTTCGGCCTTCTTCTTCGATCCATCGAGCGTAGCGGCTTGTGTGAATAAAAGATTGATAATCAGTCGGAAGCTTTGTGTTACTTATGTATTCCTGCATTTTATTTCCTCATACTAAATCTGTTAGGTTTGGTTCTTGGTAAAATGGGCCCTTTAGTACTTTCCCATCTTCGCGGTAAATTGGTTCGCCTCTGGCATCTAACTTGCTCATATTAGACGCATGTACTCTGCGTACTGCCTCATCTAGATCCCATCCAAAAGTAGCTGCATAGCCATATGTGACGTAGACTAGATCTGCTAATTCTTTGAGTAAGTTCTCAGCTTCTGTGGCCTCTGCAACTTCTTCATACTCTTCTTTGACTAGAGTAAGTCGAAGGTTGTCTTTGTCGGTGCCTTTCATCCAATCGTGATTTAATCGTTGCCCATATGTTCGACAGAATTGTTGAACCATATCTAACGGGCTGCAATGTAAATACGTATTAGAGTCTCTTAGCCTTTCATTGTCTTGGTCGAAATACTCATAACCAAATTCAATATTAAACTCCCTGTCTTCAGTCATTTAATTCCCTTTCCGTAAGTGCCATAAAAGTTGTGAGAGATACCAAGCGGCCTTTTCTAGATCCTGATCCTTATTTTTATACTGCTCTCGCCAAGTATATTTGATCATGTTGCCCTTAATGTATCCGCGAAATTCTTCGTCTGTCAGAGCAGCTTTAATTGCATCAAAGCATTCTATTTTTGATTGATTATAATGTGGTGGACTGTTGACCATATCATCGTTGTTCACCACTTCGCTGTATTCATTATTTTTCATCAGTGTATCTTCTTTTTGTTAAATTGAATTACATTTCCTTGCTTTTCACGCACGGTTTCGAGGAACTCTTCATCCGGCTCAAAGCCCACAAGAGGCCCTTCATCTAATTCTTTGATAAGGTCGTTAATGGTACGTGCCATAGCTCCTTGTTGAGCAAACTGCTCCATACCTGCGTCTAAGCTCAGACGTATTCCATTAAGAACATCCAATAAGTATTGGATCTCATCTTCATCTAAAACTTTGATATCAAAATTATGTCCGAAGGCAGTCTTTAACGTGCCATCCTTTAGCAAATGCATGGATATCATCATGGAATTTACTGGTATATCGTCTAAATCTTTCATTAATGCCTCACTTTTGACACAGACCTAAAAAAGTACTCGGCATCGACTAACGCCAAAGGCTTTTTCCTATCTGCTTTTATGACAACCACAGGCTCTATATTTTTTGGACAGTTATCTTCTGCCTGAGAGTAGTAGCTGTATACTGCTATCGATTTACGGGCTTTGCATTCGATGCTTACTGGCATTCTTTTTCTGGCTGCAGGGGATAGTTGTACATCTTCACCCCCGGCCCCCATGCTTGTGCTCTTAACATCGTCTTCTTCAAGCGTATTGATTAGCTCGAGTATCACATTGCGTACCCACTGTTGGAGCTTTCGACCTTTAGCCTTTGCTGACTGTGTTTTCATTTTCTTCCGAGTAATTGACGTACCACTTGTACGGTGTCGGGTTGGCTTTTGAGCTCGGGTTTGGTAGCCTCTTTGCTTCTGGGAAGCACTTGAGCTTGAACTGACACCATGAGCACGTTTTCGAGAGAACTGTCCGGCCTGTCGGCTTGCGGTTGAAGAACTCTTCTTCCGGCGTGAAGCAGGGGAGAAAGGGACGGTTATTGACTATAAGATCAACAACGTACTCCCTATTTGTCCTAATGATATTCTCTTGCTCTTGCGTAGCATCGACTTCTACTACTTTTATTTCACCAGAGGATTTATCAACTACAATCCACCCACCAACATCTTTGTCTTGGGCATCTGCGTAACCATACAACTGACCTACGTAACCAAACTCATCATCGTGATAGAGTGATTGAAAACCGCCTGACCATTTGTTTCTGAACATATACTGACTAGCAGATTTAATGTCGTAGACTTTCTGCTTTCCATCGACAGTAATATCTAGGTCTGATGTTCCTGATATTTCAGCATCTTTAACATTCAATGTAACTTGATCACCATCACTAGAAACATCTACGTCTGATAGTTCTAGGATCATCCGAGTAAGTATTTCTACACAATCCCCAATAACCATTCTCATCCAGTGATTATATGGCATCCGTTCTTTCTCAGATCCCATAGCGTCTTGCTGAAGTTGGCAGCTTGGTCGGCCTATATTCGACATACGCAAACGAAATTCATCCTCTCGAGGCGTAGTCTGTTTTACCAGTGCTTCGCGGAACTGCTCGACATACTTATCGATCATCTCATCTGTAATTTTAATTTTCTGATCATTACTCAGATCCTCACAGACAACGCGAATCTGGCTCTCTAAAATAGAAAGCATACATATTCCTAACTTTTAAGAGTGAAAGAGGGCCAGTGGCCCCCTAATTAATCTTCTAGATCTGAATCTAAATCATCAGCAATTGCATCATAGACTGCGCCATCAGTCTGACGCTCCATGCTATGCTTGCGGTAAGATTCTTCGATTCTTGAGTTTTCTTGCCTAGCCATCTCTACAAACAATTTCATTGTCTCAACGACTTCATTTGTAAGGATAGCAGGGGAAGTAAAATCAATCGCAAATTCAGTAATAAAAGCTTTACCTGCCTTGCTTGTTTTTAAATCCACCCATAGATCTTGATATCGTTTACCGTAGGGCAATGCTTTAGTCACATCGTCAAACTTTAAAAAACTGGATCCTTTGAGATACAACTGAAAAGGTGCATTCTCTACTGTCTTTTCTTCGCCATCTGCAGTCTTGCCGATATAAGAAGTTACACCGCGTAGAATACGTGTGGCTTTTACCTTATTACGCCACATTTTCTGTTGATCATCATCAAGCTCTTTCAGTTGCTTAGTGGTTGGCCTACCACAACGAATTGTCCCTAGCATATCTCGAGCCTCGCCTTTACGAAGATCTTCTTGCAAGATTGATTTATTAACAATCTTATATGTGTCGGGATCTGACTGCCTATACTGATAATACTGAGCCATTACATGCAGCTTAACATCTTGTGCATAAATGGGCTCGGTCTGATCACTTAAAAAGAAAGTTCCTCTCTTTACATCACGACCTTGAGAGTCTTCTGGGTCATACTGTATTTTAAGAAACGGGATCTTAATTGTGTCTTGCTCGTTAGAAGTCGTACCACCTAACTCTGCTAGGAGAGCATTAACTTCTGCCTGATCGACTGTTGCAATTTGGTTCATAAATAATACCTTTGCTATTTTTCTTTATGGACTTGAATCATACATTAATAGTTACATTAGTGT